GATATAGATAACAGAGTCTTGGCCTTCCCTCCTAACTCAAATCCTATTGCTGTTACAGTTCCATCGTTCAATACTTCTTCAGGCTACGTTTGGATGATAGTCAAATACGTAGTCACTTATAACTGGCTGGAGCGGGACGTAAACAGAGCAGTCTTCAATCAAAACACAGGAGGCTTTGATCCTGCTTATACAGGCTCGAAAGTGTTTCAGTATCGAATAGATCCTTCAGTCATTGCAGGCTCCCCTGGGATCCCTCTGAGCTCCCTTCTTGCAACAGTTACGCTGCAATCGAACGAAGGATTTCTTGCCTTCATTTATATTCCTCAAGGAGTAACGAGCCTAGCGAATGCAACGATCTTCGATGCTAGAACACTGCCTAGAATCGACACTCCTAATAGATGTTGGGCGCAAGGAGTCATAGGAGACTCAGGATGGGGAGTCTATAACTCCTTTCCTTCGTATCAAAAGCTAACAGCCTCTAGCAACTTCTTCAAAGGAAGTGCTTGGGGCTTCATAAACGGCCAATACGTTCATTATAAGAACGTTGGGGCTCTGAAAGTTTCAGATGTCAGCCAGCCTGGAGCTGTTTGGGATTCAACAGCCTCTGACTCGAATCCTAAGATGGCGTTTCTATATCTCTGCAGCCTGCCTGCAAGAAAGAACGCTATCGGAGCAATGCCTGTTACAGGAAATAATGATGCTCTAGCAACTGAAGGAGCTCTAGTGCTATCTCCTACTCCTCCAAGGCTGCAGCTAGACGCTTCTGGATATACTTACGGAGACGGCCCTAGAGTTGATTTGAGGCCGAATGGAACTTTGAGTATAGGAAACATAAACGGCTTCAACGGCATCAACGTTTCTCTCAACGATGCGCTCTGCATTGCTATCGTTCCTTACGTTGGCATCGATAGCAGCTTCAACTGTCCTATCGTTGCAGGGCCAATCTTTTTGAATGCAGATGGCTGGCATAATATAGGACTTACGATGAGTGCTTCTCCAACGACGAGGCACATTGGCAACGGAGGAGGGATTCTATATACGCTCAGCTTCAATCAAGTATCAGGCTTGCAGCATAGATATAACTTCAGCGTTTCATTGAAATATATAACAATAGCAGGAGTCAACTATGCTCTGCCTTACACAGCATTCAGAGGCTACGCTAGAGTTACGTATCCTTCATCAGGAGCCTCTAGCACTCGATTTTATCAAGTATCTCCTGGAGCTGGCTCTCCAACGCAGACGATACTAGATTCTGCTAACAACGTCTATATTGGACATATAAACGTTGAAGGAGACATAACAGTAAACTTCGGGAATCCTGCAGTTGAAATATTTCCTGGAGACTATATTCCTACGTCTCCAACGACAACGCATACTTTTATCAACGCTCTCAAATGGCCTTATGGCGAAGCTCTTGCAGGCTAAGGCTTAGAGTCTTCTGGAGGCTCTGGAGCTGAGCCTGTATGAGCCAGCAACGAGCAATCAGGCAGAGGAATCCAGAGCTTTAGATTGAGATTCGGAAACGGAGGGGGCAAAGGCAGATTCAGCGCTGGAAAAGGCAGATTCTGCTTGACTGTGACGTCTCCGCAAGGAGTTGGCAGAGTGATTTGAACAGATGCCATAGCTAATGATCCTATGAAGACTGAGAGACTAGGGATGCCTGTTTGTCCTGAAGTGCCTCGAATAGCAGGCTGAGCAGATAGAGGATCCGTAGCGTTCATATAGATGCCTCCTTGCAAGCTCAGAGTATTCGAAGCTGAGATGCCTATATCAGTGCCGCTCAAGAAGATGCCATCATCTCCGACTCGAATAGCATTCTCTCCGTTTGGACTCTGCAGAACGATGATGCCATCGAGAATCGTTATAGAAGCTCCAGTTGCATCTCTAAGCTTTATGGCAAACTTGCCTGTCGTTGGATCTCGAACGATTCGAATGAAGGAGCCATTCTTGCCATCAGGCGAGTCAGCTTGATCATCAGTCTCAATATAGAGCTCTCCGCAATAGCCTTCTTGAGTTCCTTTGAGCCTGATGACATAAGGAGCGCCTCGAATATAGTTTCTGATGCCTACGCCTTTAGGAGGCTCAATGACTTGCGTTGTTGATAGCGCATCGAGAGTCGTTGCAACGCCTGCTGCAGACTTCGGAATAGGATTATCTTCTCCTCCTGGAATCCTGCCTAGAATATAGCCTACTCCTGAGTCATCGATATCAACGAAGACTGTTGAGCCTACGACAGGCAAGACGATAGCTTCGTTTCTCAAATCCTGCACAACGTTGCAAACGATATCCTCTCCAGTAAACGGGCCCGTTCGAACGAGAACGAGTGCTCTGACTCCTAGGATAACTCCTTCATCATCTGCAATATCAACAGATTTTACAGTAGCAATAGCTCCTGCCATGATAACCTCAGCATAGATTTCTCAAGTGCAGCTATCTTAGCCAAATCAGGATTAGGATCTTGAGAGCTCTTGAGGATCTCCTTTCGAAGCTCGTCGAAAAACTTCCTTATCTCTGATTTAGCCATTGTAGCCAAACTGCTTGCTTTATCATAAACGCTCTTCAGCGCTTCGTCAACAGATCTATTATCAGCCTTTGCTTGCAAGTCTGAAGTAATCACAGTGTAGTTGACGAGATGAATCTCTATTTCAGGCTCGCTGTCTTCACTGCATTCGACGACAAGGCTATCGACTCTAAAAGCGTCAGTATGAGGCACTAGAGAGACTGCAGCTGCAATCTTAGCAGCGTTCTCAAAGCCTTGGCTCTCAAAGATTTTCTGCAGCAGAGATTGCCCTAGCGCTCCTGTTAGCGCTCGAACTTCAGGGCCTAGTCCTGCTAGCTCTTCAACATAGCCGAAGCGAACAGTGTCTCCTGCTCTTAGCTTCAGAATATCAGGATATTCGTTATCAAAAGGCTTGCTGAAAGGCGAATGAGTCTTGACAACAATCTTCGAACGCTGACGATTTCTTTCAAAGAAGATAGCTTCTGCGACTTTAGGCAATAGCTCAGGATTTGAGACTGGCTCAACAGGCACAATGAGAACAGAGTCATCAAGAGTCTCTCTGCCAGGACGGCCTAGCATAACTTTGACAAGATCCCCCATAGGCCTCTCATTCTTATCAAGCTTCTTAGCCTGCTTATTCTTAGGATTCGGAGGCCATTGAGCGCTATATTGAACGTGCTTGTCAGGATCCCAACTCGTAACGAGCACTGTCTGATACTTAGGGCCAACATATTCATGCTCAACTTGAATCGATTCGACGACAGAGCCAACGATGATCGTGCACTGAGTCTCTCCTCTATCGAGGCCTTGATACATAGTGCCAGCATAAGAGAGCTCTATTCTAGGGCCAGTTACTCTAGGAACGACTCCAACCATAGAGCAAGCCTTCTCGATCGCCTGCAAATACGTATCTTGACTCGATTTAGGAGCCTTAGCTTTAGGAGTCTTAGGCTTCCTATGAAGCTTAGGCTTATATTTGCCAAGAGTAGGAGCCTTCTCATTAGGCTCTTTCCAAACGACTGGAATCTCTTGAGCCATCGTATTCTGCAGAAACTTAGCAATGGCTTTATCGAGAGGCAGATTAGGATCGATTTCGATGCCAGGCTCAACTTTCTTATTGGAGAGCGCTCCAACGAAGTCTATGCACTTGAGAGTAACAACTGGAATGTTATCCTTCGTTACGCTCTGAGTTGCTTCTTGAACGATGCCAACGAAGTCAGCATCCTGCTGATCTTTTGTTACAACAGGACGCACTCCTGCTGCCCAATCAACGTCAGAGATATGCTGGATAGAAGCATATAGAGTAGCGTTTCGAATGGCTGCTAGAGGCACAGGCAAAGCGCTCAGAGGCAACTTGCATTCGAACGTATCGGCTTCTCGAAAGGAGTTAGCACAGAAGCTGAATGAGAGAGGCAGCAAGTTTCTGATAACATAGAGCGGCCTAGAGACGATGCTATTATCTATGTTTGCATCAATAGGCTTGTCTGCTGCAGCCTGCTTATTTCTCTCATTTGCTTTCTGAAGCCTAGCAGCCTCTTCAGCTAGCCTTGCATCAGGCCCATCGAGCAAGCTATAGAGCTCGATATCTAGAGTGACAGCGCAGCATATTCGAATCGTCATGGCCCAACTGTTAGCTGGAACGTAGCCTCAGGAACGAACTTGCCGTTGATGCCGTTTCGATCTGCAATATCAATCCAACGCCTTGGATCTCCTAGAGCTCTCCTTGCAACATCTTCTAGAGGCTCTCCAGGCTTGACGCCAACAACTCTAACTTGAGCTGCAAGCAGAGCGTTAGCAATATCGTTCAAATCAGCAAGCGTCAGGCTAGCAGCCTTGCTAGCTTCGCCCTTCGATTTATTCGAAGCAAATATAGAACGCAGAGTCTGATCTATGGAGCTATATTGATTCGCAATGCCTGTCAGCATATCGTCTATATCTTTGCCAAACTTCTGGCAGTTCTTCACTGTCGCCATCATATCCTGCAGAGTCTTTATAGGAGCTGTGCTCAGAGAAGATATAGCATCGAGCTGATTTCTCAATCGAGTGACGCTAGCATTGAAGTTGCTCAGAGCTCCTTGCAGATTATTCAGCAAGCCAGGATTGAAGGCAGCATTGTTGATGGCTCCATTCAAAGCTGCTGCATTCGAAATCAGAGACTCCTTCATCTCGCTAGGAGTCTTGCTAGGATTAGGAGGAATGCCTAGCGTCTTGCCAGTCCATTCCCATTTGAGAGTTACGTTCAGATTATATGTGCCGCTGCTAGCAGAGCCTCTCGTAGGCTCAGTTTTGATCTCTCTAAGAATGCCTGTTCTGCCAAAGCCTCCCATGCGAACAGAGCACTCTCTCGTTCTCGATTGAATGAGCTCTAGAATCTCAAGCAAGTCTTCAGGAGTGTTATAAGGCAAAGGAGCATTCGTTTGAATATAGTCTTTATAGAAGTAAGGCTCGTTGAACGAGAACTGCATCTCTGTCTCGCCATACGTAATGCAAGTTGCAACAGGATAGCCTCTAAGAGAGCCTAGAGGCGTCGCAACTTTGCCTCCAACAGTGCTCGTCCAAGAAGCTCCTACTTTGGCAACGAGATTGCCTGAAAGAGTCAACTTTATAGGATTATCTCCGCTTAGCTCTCGAATCTCAAGATCTGCAACAGGAATCGTCATAGCCTAGTCCCTCTTGGCTCTTGCCTCATCATACGAGACGTTATCTCTGCTCGCTCAATCGCCTCTCTGAGATGCCTGCCTGAACGAACGAAGATAGCATCTTCATTAGGGCCTGTATCAAGTTTGATTTTGACTTCGACTTGCTGCTTGCCTCCTGATTGAGGGCCCTTCTGAGAGGCTTTAGGCTTCTCAATCACTTTCTGAGGCTCTAGATTGAGGCTTGAAACATCCATAAAGATCTGCTCTGCTTTTCTCTCAGGAACAATAGCAGTCTCTTTGAGGCCAGTGATTCCTAGCTTTGCAGAGATAGCGTTGATGACATATTCTATCGCATCAGGAATCTTGCTGAGAGCAGAGACGAGCAAAGTGATTTGATCAATAACAAAGCTCATTTGCTCCAGCCAAAGCGCTAGTGCTCCTAGCAAGACTCCTCCTATGACGTCTGTCACTGGCCTTAGAATCTGAAGCAGCTTTCCTCCTGCATCCCAAAGCTGGCCTAGAGCTGTCCAGAGTCCTCCTAGACTATCTGTGACTTTGTTCCAAGCTGAGCTCAGATAATCAGCAACGCCCCAAATGTTGGATTCGAAGGCTCCTATCATGCTATAGATAGCAGCTCCTATTGCTGCGATGATAGGCAAAGCTCCTGTTAGCGTTGCAAGGATGCCTCCGCCTCCTGCAGCTGCAGCAGCAGTTGCTCCAGTTGCTGCAGTCGCTGCTGTTGCAGCAGATGCGCCTCCAAAGAAGCTTGAGATGCCTCCTATAACTGTTGGAGCTAGAGTCAGAGCTCTTGCAGCAAGAAGACTTCCTCCTAGCGCTCCTCCTATAGCTTTCATAGAGACGCCAGACTCTTCAGACTCTTGAAAGAGTTTAGGGCTCTTTATAGCTTGAAGCTTATCAGAGATTGCAGAGACTCTGCCATAAACGAAGTCCCAAGCGTCTTTGATTCTGCTCGATATATTGGCAGCCATCTCCATGCCTGATGCTACGAGATCAGGCAGCTTATCAATAATATTGTTCAGAGTCAGATCTAGACTTGCGAATGATTTCGTCCAAGGATAGAGAATAGCTCTGAGGCCCTTCTGAAAATATTCTCCAGTCAAAGCTAGCTTGCTCTTCAGCTGCTCATTCGAAATGATATTGACGAGCGTCTGAGCAATCGATTGAGCTCCTCGTTTGACTGTTTCGAAGAGAGGGCCTCCAAGCTGCGAGCCTATGAACTTTATAGCATCGAGAATCGTTGACTTGACTCCTTGAAAAGAGTCTCCGTAAGCTTTAGCTGCAGCCTGAAATGCTGGATTCGTAAGAGCTGCCTGAATCTTTTTGATTCGCTGCTCAACAGGCAACTTGTTCCAAACTGCTGCGCTTTGAATGCCTAGAGTAGGAATCGACATCATAGCTCTGAAGAAAGGCAGCTCTACGCCAGCATTGCCTTGGAGCATTCGCATGACGTCAGCTCCTGCTTGCTCAAAAGAAGTGCCTAGAGCTGGAGCTGTTGCAATAACTCCTTTCGTAATCTGAAAGAGATCTTCAGCGCTCTTGCCTGCTCCATAGAGCGGCCCTGCAATGAGAGAGGCGACTTGAATAAAGTCTTTCGTCTCTCCTGCTGATTCAACTGCAGCGATACGAAATCTTTCAACGAGCTTCTGAACTGACGAAACAGCAGTTGAGAAACTAACTTGCGTTGCAGCTGCAGTGACAGCTGCCATCTGAATCGTCTTGCTCTCTAGCTCAGATAGAACAGATCCTACTCCTAGAGCTGCAGCTCCAAAGCCTGTCGCAACAGCTCCTCCTAGCAGAGCTCCAGTCTTAGCAATGCCTGAGACTGCAGAAGCTGCAAAGCCGAAGATGCCTCCTCCTAGCCTCGTTAGTCCTGTTGAGATCTTATCGTAGGCCATATCAGAGGCTGAGACAGCTTCTCTCATGCCTCTGATGAAGCGGCTTGGATCTGCCTCCAGAACAGTGCTAACGAGATATTCAACTTCAGCCATGATTCTTGCTTCTGCTTAGAACTCGTTGAATGGCAGCATAATAGCGTTCCATCTCTCTTTCTGTTGAGGCCCAATAGCGATCGAAGGACATGCCATAATCTGCTGCCATAATAATAGCATTATCATAGAGTCGATCTAGCTGAGCCTGAGGCCAGTTATCAGGATCTCTCGCAAGAATGCATGCTCTTTTGAAGAGATAGTCTTCATCAAGCCACGCCAACGGTGATCGATCTTTTCATGGCCTCAACGGCCTCAATCCTCTCTTTCTCACTAGCATGAGATTCTTTAGCTAGTGCGTACATCTGAACGACGATCGTCCTGCCATTAGAGCCTAGAGCGCTCCAAAAGCTCTGTTTGTGCTGAGGCTCAATGACTCGCCCGTTGCAAGAAACAAGAGCCTCAAGCGTCTTATGCTCCTGCAGAGAGACAAGAGCGATCCTAGGATTCTCAATCAAAGGAGAGACTCTTAGCAGAGCGTTCTGCTCTTGCTCCAGCGTTAGCTCAGAGAACTTCAGAGTCAATCCTTCTTGGCGATCTTCATCTGTCCAGAACTCATCAGCTGTATTGAAGAGAACTGGAGGAACTTTGAACGAATAGAACGTCTTAGCCATCTTCAAGCAACCTGAATGATAGGATCAGAACAGTTGAACGTCCAATCAGACTTAGCAAAGCCTGCTCGCTTCTCCATATTCACAGGGCTCGATGCAACTTGCATATCCTGCAAGACGATTCGCACTCGGCCTCCTGTTGCTGACTCCATAAAGAGAGTTGCAGCAATCTTCGTATTGACTGAGCCTTGCCCTTTAGCCTTGGCAAGATTATAGAGCGTTGCAAAGCTAGCGGCTTGGCCAGGCTGAAACTTGATGTTATATTGGCCTCCTTTGAAGAAGCTCTGATACTCCGTCGCAGTTGCTCCAATAAAGTCAGATTCGACGACTTCATATTGAGGCTCATAACTCCAAGATTCTACTTTGAAGTCTGGCCCAATCTGCTCTCCTGTATCGCTATTGACTAGAAATACAGTTGAGCCAATGCCTGGAAATCTCTCCATATTAGCCTCCTAGTTTGACAGTGCCATCTGTTACGTTGAGCATGAAGACAAGAGGATTTGCATCATTCTGACGCTTTGCTGTGATCGAGAAGATCTCTGCTGTGCCTTGCTGCCCTACGTATTTCTGATCGAAGCTGCCAGGCTCAACAGTCTTCTCTTGCACTCTAGCCATCTGAAAGGCTTCGATTGCAGTGAGAATCAAGTTTCGTCGAATAGGATCTAGCTGACGCTTCGATTGAGTCTTGAAGCCTGCTAGAAAGTTTCCATAGAAGCCTGCAAGCGTTTGACGTGCAATGCTCGTCTTAGCAGAGTCAACTGCAGGATCAACGCTCGTTACTCCTTGCTCATAAGTCAAGCCATTCTCATCATAGAAGCTTGCAGAGATGCCGCTCGTCTTGAACGATGCATAAGTGCTCACGTCCCAAGACTTGCATTCATCTCCTAGTCCTGTGCAGACGCTAGGAGGATATCTTAGAGCAGGATCTTCAGGCAACTGAGCAGGATTGAATCCTGGAGTCAAACAGGACCAACGAGCTGCTAGTCCTACGTCAGGATGACATACTACGTTGCCATCTTTATCAGCATAGCCTGCTTCGATGAGCTCAGGCAGCTGCCAATCTTGAGAGCCTAGGCAATAAACGACGAGCTCGCTTCTATAGGCTCCTACGCCTGGAGCTGCATTGCCTTGCGCTTGAGCTGCAGTTGTGCCGTTAGGAGGACAGATGAATGCCATCCTTGCATTATGGCCTAGAGAAGTTGCATCAATCGCATTCTGCCTGAGAGCTGTTCGAATCGCATTCGATTGCCTGGCCGATACGATGCCGTCAATAGACTTCTTGACTGGATCTGTATAGCCAAGCGTTGCATTGATCGCAGTTCGATAGCGATCGTCAATCTGAGCAGCTGTTAGAGCTGCAGAGAGAGCATTAGGATTCGAAACAGACCATTCGAAGTCTCCTGCTCGATCCTCTAGCGTATCAATAGCGTTTGCAGATACTCCTGCATACGAGCCATCATCTACTGCAGGACGAACTTTGATCGAGACTGGATTCGTAGTGCCTGCAGCAACATCAGTGCTAATCATAGTCACAACTCTCGTTGCTAGATTAGAGCCGCTGCGCACTCGAGTTCCTGCAGGAATCGTTGTTGCCTTAGACAAGGCAGCTGTTGATGGAGAAGACTGAGCAACGAAGCCTAGAGCAGCGTTTGCAGTGCCATTCTTGACTTGAATCGTTCCGCTGCCTGCAGTCTTCGAAACAAGCCTGACGAAGCCATCGCTCGATTGCGTCAGCTGAACTGCAGGATTTGCTTCAATCTTAGTCTTGAGCTCTGCAAACGTCATCTGAGCAATATTATAAGCGTCTCCAGTGCCATAAACTGTAACGTTAGAGCCGCTCGTCAGGCCGAAGGCAGCGCTCGTTGAGTTATGAACAACTGTTACTGAAGAGCCTGTTCCTTGAGTCGTGCTCGTCAGCTTCAGTTGCGTTCCAGAGACAGAGGCAACGCTCAAGCCTAGAGTTGCATTGATCCTGCTAACGACAGCGTTGACGTTATTATCTCCAGATTGAAAGATAACTGTCACAGGATTCGCTCCATCAAGGCCAATCTGCAGAGTCTCTCCTCCAACAATATTGCTGAAGACTCCTCCTGTGCCTGTTAGGCTAGCTGCAGTAGCGCTAAACGTTACAGTTACATCTGAGGCTCCGTTTGCGCTATAGATGAACGTCAAGCCGTTAGCTAGCACGAACGGAGGCTTCAGAGTCGATTGAGTGAACGCTCTTGGAGTGAACGTTACTTCTCCGATGCTCGTATCGACTCGACAGAAGACAAGCCCTCCAAAAGTCTTGTTTGCGATTTGAACGAATGCATTGCCGTTGAAGTATTCAGAGCCTCCGCTCCTTAGAGCGCAAGGATATTGATATTTGCTTGAGCCATACGTATAGCCAAAGCCTCCGAATCCTGAACGGCTTGCAGCACTGCTGATTCTCGTTGGAGTGTTGAACGGCCCATCTTCGAACTCTCCTACAACGCAGATCGTGCCGAAAGGAGGAGTTGCTTGAGAAGATGCTGCAGGACTGTCAACAATAACAACTCCTGAGACTGAGCTTAGAACAGATAGAGATGGAAGTGCAGAGTAGCGTCTTACGAACATGTTTCGATCCTTACATCAAAGTCTTGGAAAACAGGTTTATAAGGCTTGCAATGGAATCGTTGGCACTGCCAGCTGATTCGCAAGCCTGCTCGATAGATTGAAGTCTGGCCGCCTTCATCATTGATAGATTCTACACTATCTTCAAGCCAAACTGAACAATAAGGCCCTATTCTTGATGAATCTGCAGAAGGCAGCCTTCGCCATTGATCTCTTATCACAGGAGGCAGTATAGCAAGAGGAACAGGCAAGAACAACAGATTTTTATGTTCTATGTCTCCTAGAAAGACTTGCTTGACTGCATTATAGAGCGCTCTGCATTCATAAAGCATCTGCGCCCAAATCGTCAACGAAAGCGTTCCTATATCTTCTTCAGTGCCATAAAGAACCCAAGATTTTGTTTTGTCTGTTATATCATTGCCTTCTTTATCAACGAGAGCAATAGGATCAGCTGCGTTTCTCTCTAGCAGAGAAACTCTAGAGATTTGCAAAGCTGGCAGCCTCAAGCCTTCGAATGACATAACTGGATCGCTATATATTTTAGCAAACTTTATGAGCTGTCCGTTCTCAACTCTTGCTTCAAGTTGGCTGCATATTTGAGCAAGAACTTCAATGACTGCTCGCTCAGGAGAGCACTCAGCAACAGCCTCAGCAGGCAACTTGCTTATCTCTAGCCTTTGATCGTCTTCTGCAGTCCAGTAACTCATAGATTCCTCAAACGAGCCTTGAGCCAGGCAAGGCTTGCTAGAGTAGCGTTTCTAAGAATATATTTGGCAGGAACGCCTCTGCTAGCAATCTTCCTTGCAATGGCTCTGGCTGCCTGATAAACGCCTCTGTTGCTAATGATTCCTTTTCTTAGAGCCCATTCTCGAATGACTCTTAGAGGAACAGGGCCTGGCCTACGGCCTACTTCGATCCAAAGAGAATGCTTAGCAACGTTGCCAACGATAGCGCCTCTTCTAGTTGGCTTTGCTTCAAACGCTGCTCGATATTGGCCTTTATCAACAGGAGGATAAGGCTGAGCAGAGTTGATCGCTGAAGGAATCGAGACGCCTTGCATATGCAGCGCAGTCTCATAGAGAGCAGCTCTCGCTTTCATTGGATGCTCTCTAGAAATCTTAGCAAGTTCTTTAGGCAGATCTTTCAATGAAATGCTAGCCATAAGGAGCCCCCATTCCTGGCAACGGCCTCAAGATAATATGCCATGAGCAACTAGCTGCTTTATGAAATGGAGCGCCTTGAAGCTGATATCTTCGAACAGGCCCTCCATCTTCTTGAATCTCATAATGAGAAGATTCGTTCTGAGCCAACTGGCCGAACGTTGAGAGCGTCTCCTCATCTAGAATCAGCGAGTCGCTTATATCTCGAACAAGAACAGTTCCTTGTTCATAAGTTCCTGCTTCTGAGACGAGATACGTTGAGAGCAAGGCTTCATCTTCTTGAACGTCAGGAGGCACAATCTTATTGCCTACTTTGCCGCAGCCTAGCTCAAATCGCTTCTCAACGAAGCCTCCTCTGCCTGGCTCCTCTGAATATTTTCTAAGAACAAGAAAAACTCTATATGTTCTATCTCCAACTCTGGAGTGAGCTCGAGCTCTTGCACAAGCTACTCTTGCGCTGATGCACTCCAGGAGAGATTTCATAAGAGCCTCGTTCCAAAGATAGTGCCAGAACTGTTGCTGATCATCTGCCAAGCTTCTGAGCGCCAGTTGACAGGATGATCAATATAACTTGATAGCATGCAGATAGCTAGCTTGATTCGTTTGAGAGAAATCTTATCGCCAGCCTCAGGATCGAATCGAAGCTTATCGACTTGAACAATATCAGGAGGCATGCTGCACTCGCCGCAGCCTGCATTCAAATACGCTCTGATCATGGCCAAGATTTGATCAGCCATAGCTAGAATCTCAGCCTTCTGAGCTTCAGTCATCCTTTTTAGCTTGATGTCGAGTACAGTCGAGAGCTCATCTGTTGCAGTAATATAGCCTGCAACAGTTACGCTCTTCCTATTCGCTTGCCAGAAGAGCGCTCTGCTTACTCGACTGTACTCGTCATCACTCCAACTCGTCATCAGATTGGACTCGCATATTGCAAGACGACTGCTCGCTTCAGAGGAGAGTTATCTGCAGTGTTTGAGAGCGAGTAGACGTCCGTTGGCAGAGTAATATCGAACGTCTTTGCTACAGACACTGTGCAGACTCTAGCTAGAGGATCCAAAGGAGGCCGAATCAGCATAACCCAGCCATCAGCCTCAACGGCTACTGTTGGAGCTCCTTGATAGGAGAAGATAGAGACTTGATTAGAGATTTGATGCATCGTTGGAAAATAAGACTTATAGCGCATCAAATCGACTCGAGTCTCTCGCATTACTGCAGCTCCAGTCATGACTGCGTAGCGAATGTTTACTCCTGAAGAGTTTCGAACTGGCAGGCCGCAATCTTTCATCGTTAGGCTCTGGCCTGAGTTTACTCCAATATTGCCAACGAGAGAAGGAGAAGTCTTGCCTGGCGCAGGACTATCGTTGTTCTCAATCAGAGTAATGCCCAAGCTTGGAACGAATGCAGAGCCTGCTTGAAACACTGGAGAGAGCTCTTTCGTCTGAAATGCTTGCCTCCAAGCCGTATCATTATTGATGAGCATGCCAAACTCTGGCCCTACATGCAGATGATACGTATTCGTTGAAGGATGAGGAGGAACTCCTAGATCTACGAGTCGAGTCTTCATTCGAAGAATCGATTGCAGCGTAGGATAATCTTCAGCTCCTGATGCAAGCGATAGCGCCTCAGAGCTAGGCTTATTGTTTGGCCGCACGATGAACGGAGGCGTTGTGCCAACGTAGCAATAGGAGTTGACAGTGACGTTGTTTGCTAGATTCGCACTCAGAGTCAACGTTCCTGGCCCGTTAGGAAACTTAGGATCGTCAGGAGTCACTCCTGTAACGTTAGCAGTGAACGTTGTTGAGCTGACAATCGTAATCAAAATAGGATTTGTGCTCGAGACTGGAGTAGGCCTGCCATTGATATATTGCTCAGAGAAGCCAGCCAACGAGTCAACATAGAGAACGTTATCGCTCGTTGTTTGAGCTCGTCGAATAATGCTCTGGCCTTGAGCATATCGAAAGATAGCATTCCTTGCTACTCGATTGTCAGTCATGCCGCACCAAGTTGCAAGGGCTCGAAGCGTATCAACGACTCCGTCTCCAATCCTTGCATAGAGAGCGTCAGCACTAATATCCATTGCGTTTGCATAGGGCCTAGGATTCGCTGTCCAGACTTCTGAAACGAACTGAGCTCGATTGATATCGCTGACGCTAGGATCAATAGGCTTCAGATCTACATCTAGGCCTGAGATGCGATTCCAAGTCAGAGTCTGGCCGCTATGCTCTGCAAGAATATCTTGAACTGCATCCTTACGATATTGTGAAGTAGCCATAAGAGGCCCTTCGACGACTTGAGCAAGCATGTTCGTCTGAATCAGATTCGTCAATGCTGGCCCAAGAACAGAATCAACATTAGGAACGAAAGCCATGATTTATATCCTCAATAGACGTTGTTGAACCCCAAAGATTGCATGATCCTTCTGCGCTCTTCAGGAGAGACTTTAGTCAAATCCTGTTTGATCGAAAGCTTATCAGGCTTCAAATCATTAGCCTGAAGTTGATGTTGCCCTAGAGGAGGAGGCGCTGCTGTCGAAGTCGCTTCAGCAGAGCCTTTGAACAGAAATGGAAGCTTCTTCTTTAGATCTGAGATGAACGCCTCCATCTTATCAGGATCTACGTTCTGTGCGTTTGCATAGGCAAGAACAATAGGCACAGCATCCTTGATAACGTCAGCCTCTGCAAGAGCTGCTCGCCGAAGCGAAGTCTGAATCGCCAGATTCGCAGCCTCAAGCTTAGCCTCTGCCTTTGAAAGACGCTTCTGAGCCTCTTCATATTCAGCTCGAAGCTTATCAGTCTCTGAAGGCTCCTCTTTCTTCTTCGCTTCAGGCTCCTTAGCCTTAGCAAGAGCCTCCTTGAGCTCGTCTAGACTCGATACGCCAAGCTTAGCAAGAACTGCCTGCGCAATCTTATCTGCATTCAGTTCCTGCTTAGCTGACTCCTGTTGCTGCTGAACTTCTGACTCCATTAGACAATCCCTGAAGTGTTATCAGTCAAGAGAGCAGGAATAGCATTCGAAATCGAATGCCTTCGAGGCTCCTTGCTTCGAGTCCAATAGACTAGTTCAACAGTTGCTCCTGCTCCTGTTACTTCGCCAGCAGCAAAGGCTACGCTTGTGCCAGCACTATTAGGAGCAGCACTATTTGCAGCAGCTGCAGAGCCTCGACGAAGAGGAGTCTTCTCTCCGAGTCCTGTGCTGCCAGTTAGAACTTCTGCAAAGAGAAGCTTTGCAATAGGATACGTTGGAGTAGCTGCGTCGCTAGCAACTGCAACAACTTCTCGCACAGGAGTTAGAGCTCCTTGCAAATCCAAGTTGTTCAGCATTGTGCCAATCGCACAGCTTGCAAAGAAGCGACTCATCTGATTGAGATCGCCAGTATCTAGAACTTTTCGACCGTTAGCCATGTTGCACCATAATAAATATTTTTTGCCAGAGATCCAGAAGACGACGCTAGGAGCAGTGCCTGAAACTTCTAGCTTCTTAGGCAGATCTGTTGCAGCAAATCGTAGAACATGAGGCCCTACTCCTAGATGATAATCAAAGCCTGAGCCATAAAGATCTTGTTGCGTTAGGCCAAGAAGAGAAAGGGCATTGCCTGAAATAGAGAGCAATCCAAAGGATCGCCCTGAAGCTTTCGCATCAGCTCCTCCTGTGTTCGAAGAGCTAAGAACAAGATGATTCGAAGCATTCACTGAAGCTATTGGAGCGTTCATATTATAGTTGATTTTTCTAGCAACGAGATCAAGAGTCGTATCTGTTGCAGCGAATGTCGTTGTGACTGCTGGATTGCTATCAAGAACAATCGTTATGCTTTTGCCATCGAGGCTAGCAGTTGGAGCTGAAACGTTGCCTTCGATGCTTGGAGCTACGCCTCCAACTCTGAGAATCAAATCTGCGCTTGCTCCAGTTTGAACAATAAGTCTTTCAATCTGAACGACGCTCGTAGGCACTGCAATGAACTTAGCTCCTGGAGCGCCTTGCGTTGCAATAGACATAGGCGTTGGATCTGAGAAATCATGCACTGAAGCGTTAGCCTCTGCAATAGAAAGGCCGTTCGCTTGCGTAGGCGAATCTAGATCCTGAACGATCAGATCCAACGTTAGTTTCCAGCTTACTGCCATTGCCTATTATTATAGCACAAAATAAAAATATTTCAAGCGATCCAGGAGTCTCTCCAAGGAATAACAACTTCTCGATCGTTCGGCCTAGCAGGAGGCCTCAAATAAGTTCTGCCTTTGCCATCGATAAACTCTTCTTCGAGCTCTCTAACTTGGCCATGAACGCCTCTAGAGTCATAAGCCGTTCGAGCATCGAACGTCGCTAGAATCTTCTTCTTCAAATCAGGAAAGTTCTGCTTTCTCTGCTCCTGCATCTCTTGCATATGGCCCTCATTATAAGCGTTCATAATCTCCGTTCGGACAAGCCTCTCAAGCCTCCAAGATTCAGCTGTTACGAGGCCTTCTTGCTCAATCGCTCTTCGAACTTCGCCAATGGATTTGCCTTGAAGCACATCAGTATTTAGACGTTTCTCAATGCTATTCAATGCACTCCTAGTCCAGTTTTTGACACTCGATTCGAACTGATAAGCTAGCAGCCTCGTTGCTGCAGCATATTCAAGAGAAAGAGGCTTCAGCACTCCAGGCTTGAGCTGCTCAAAGAAAGCTAGCAACTGCACTGTATCCTTCGCTCCTAGAGCCTTCATAAGATTTGCATTCTTAGCAAGCATGGCTGCAAAGTGAGGCTCTAGATGCTGCAGAACGTCTCGAATCTGAATCAGAGCTGCGATCGTCTCTGCATGCGTCCAAGTTAGCTCCTCTCTGCCGAAAGAAAAAGCTTTCAAGCGCTTCAAAAGCACTTCTTCTGCATGCCTGAGAACTCGAAGCATCTCTCTTCGGCCTGCTCTCAACGCTGCATCTCTGTTCCTTTGAACAATCTGCTGCGCTAGAGCATTGCTGTTGCCTCCTGAACGCCCCCAAGCCTTAGGAACTGTTGGCTTGCTCTTGCTCTTGCTCTTCATCTTCTAGCTCTTGCTCATATACACTCGACTCTGCAAGCCCTAGAGAAACTGCTTGAAGCTTAGCTGAAGCGCTGCGCTCCTTGTCGATTTGAACAATCTCGCTCGCTATATCAGCATAAGGAATGCCTCTAGACTGCAAGTACTTCATCGCAGTCTCTCTGCTCATCAAGCCTTTATCAAGCGCTGCTGAAACTGTCTGCACTGCAACAAGCCTGTCTTGATCTGTTGGAGGCAGAGGATCAGGCCATTGCAGAACGACGTCCATTGATTTGCCTGGAACGTTATCAACAACAATATCAACTCCTAGAGCAGGATCATGCTTGACAATCTTTGGCAAATCAATGCGCTTCTGCTGATTGATTGCATGCAGCATCCTGCAAAGAGGCACAATGACGTGCCTGCCGAAGAGATCTTGAATCGTATCGACTCGAACAAGCATAGGCTGATAGATTCTTCTCAAAAGCTCTGCACTTGCAGCTCTAGCTTTCTCTTCAGGACTCAGCAGAACGACTCCTATCATGTTATTATATTGCGCTGCTCGCTTATCTCCTACTTCCATGCATATGCGAGCACTAGAGCCATCTTGAGACAAATAAGAAGCTCCTCCGCTAGCCTGAATATAGTTGAAGCCTCCTGTTCGAATCTGCCCTGGATTGATTCTAGGATCCTCATGCACAACGAGCGTATCGTCTGCATTTCTAAGAGTCGTCGCAGTTGCTCCTCCATACGTATAGTTGATCTCATCAACGAGATCGAGAGCTCCTTCTGGAGCGTCAGGCACTCCGTCAAAGTCTCCTTCTTTTGCTCCTGGAGCGTACCAGAGGATAGGGCAAAATCCTAGCTTATGATCGCTCCTTGAGACTTCTTCCCATTCATAAGAGCCAAAGTTATTTTTTACTCTCCTATAATAAACTTCTGAGACGCTGTCCCAGCATCGAGCCCAAAGCACTGGCTCCTTAGAGACTCCGAACTGATCTAGCGTCTCATAGAGCTTGACGGCTTGATAAATCTCCTTCGTATAAGGATCAAAGCTCAGAGGCCAAATATCTTTTCCGTTGATAACATCGATGACGAGCTTGCCTCTATAAACGCTGACTGCGATCGCTACAGTGCCAATCGCTCCAACCATGTTGCGAGCTTCAATCATAGCAGCCTGAAGATTATATTCTTCTGCTACGGCTTGAATCCAAGTCTCTGAAGCCTTATCGTTAGGAACTGTTATCAAGCACCAGCCGCTGCCTCCTAGAGCCCATTCTGTTAGCGTTCGAGTCGCAAGAAAGTTGATATTATAAACAGCTCCTGGATCTCTCTTGTCCCATGAAGGAGATGCCGTCATCGAGCCTGGCATCATAGGATTCGCTTTGAAGTAGCCTCGAACATCATAAGGCCTGTCTTGAGACTTATATTGCACTGCAGTGCGATATTGATCCAGCCTATCAAGCCTTCTATATCGAGGCGTATCCTTATATTGAGGAGCAATCTTATTCAAGAACTCTTCTAGCGTCGGCATGACTATATCCTAGTAGATTCGTCAGAAACTTAGGAATCCCTGGAGTCTCTCTTAGCGGAGCCTCCTCAGCAGGCTTGATGACGTTCCAAGTCTTTGGCTGCGTATCAATCGTCTTATAAGAGCCTGGCAACACAACTCTCGTTACGCCTCCTGAGAGTCTCGTTGCCCCTATCTTAGCAAACCAGGAGGCCATAATCTGATCTGCTGTATGGCCTACTCTCGTAAAAGCTTCTAGTTCGTTGCACCAGAGATCAATCTCTCTCTGCGCCTCAAGCTCCTCTGCACTCAAACTCTCTCTAGGAGCATCAGGCACAATCCAGCCTCCGCTCATAAACTCCGTTGCCATTGATTCGATGCCTAGAACTGGATCCCATTTCTCTGAGCCAGTCGTATACTCTTCAATCCTAGCATCGAAGTCGTTGCACATATTTGCAAACTCGATCCAATATCTTTGCTGCGCATTATTCTCAACAATAAAGACTTCAGGATGATATCGCTCCTGAATCAGCCTCATCTCTGCAACAGATTCAGCCATCGTCCAGCGGCCTCTCCGAATGTTCAGAACTTGCCTCTGGCCGTTAGGATGAATGCCTAGAATGAAGAACACTGTGAAGTCATTATGCGCTTGCTTCTCTCTCCTTGCTGTTGCTAGATCGACTCCGACAACAACTCTCAAGCGCTTCTGCAGAATCGTCAGAGCTTGCGCTGGCGTAACGTTCTGCAGCAGCCTGCCTTGCTTATCAAAGTAACGAGGCAAGCTCAAAATAGGCTTCGTCTCTCTGCCTAGACTCTTCGCTAGAGCAATATAAGAGCTCCTGAAAATCTTATTCGACTCTTCTGTTAGAACACACTTGATCATCCTATCGAACGCTATAGGGCCCATATATTCAAGCATCTTCTGCATCCATTTCTCATCTCGAAAGGATGGCCAGAGAAGCGTTCCATCAGGATAAATGCCTGGATAGCACTTGTAGAAGACTCCAGGCCTCCTAGCAAATGTGTTCGCCAAATCGTCTTTATGCCAGACGTTAGCAAGAATCATCATCTGCCCGTTCGTAGTCAGACGAGAGACTCCTATCGTTGAGACGCAGTGATTGATTCGTTCTCTCTGCTCATGAGTATGAGTATTCTTATCGTTGTTGACGTCATCGAAGACTAGGATGTCAAATCGATGCCCTGCAGTAAATGCATTGATGCCGAAGACATGAACAGTGTTCGTCGTCGTATCAAGCCCTGCATTGAGAACTCTTATTGTTAGCCTGCCCCAAGGATGCCCTGGCTGCAGCTCAGGAAATATTGCTTTTATTCGCTCATTATTCTCAATCTGACGCTTTATTTTATCTAGGAAGTCTTTAGCCTTGTCATCCTTAGCTGAAACGATGCCGATTCGAATGTCAGGCTTATTGCCTATGCGCCAAATGAGATGAGCGATCATCTGATCTGTCTTGCCAAAGCCTGCAGCGCTATGAATCACTGAGATCTTCTGCGTTAGCCAGATCTCTTGCCATTCTCGATGAAACCATTGCTGCTGAAATGCAGGAGACCCTGGAGTCTGATCATCGTTGAAGCAGAACTCAATGAAGAAGTTGACATCAGAGCGAGCCCTATCTCGAAGCGCTAGCCAAGCTTCATAGGCTTGCTCCTGCAACTCCTCATCTAGATCATAGTCCCATTTCATCCTTCTGAATGCGCTGCATAGCTAGATTGCAAATCTCATCCATCATTCTTGGAGGCAAGCCTGAACGAAGCACTAGCTCTCTCCTGAGCTGCATCCAAGCTCGTTGCCTCTCCTCATGCAAAACATGCTTCAGAAGAGACTCGTTATCGATGACAACAGGCTCTGTTGCTTTATCTTCAGGCTCTGGAGCAACAGCATGCTCTCTAGCTCTAAGCAGAGCCGTTGCAATAAGCAGCGTTAGCAGAAAAAGAATAATCAGCAGCATAACTTCTTCATCTGCTTCTCAAAGCAGGCTTGCAGAAACTCTGCAGGCTTCACTTCTTCGTTCGCCGCATTAGCAAGATAGGCTGTGACAATCTGCGAGACAGACTCCGCACTTTGTCGTCGAAACCATTTGTCACACTCCTTGTCCCATAGCAAGCCTGTGTTGACTGCAAATGCAATCGCTTCAGCGCAGGCTCGAACAGCAGGATCAGGATGATTCTTCATGAGCTCCTGAACTGCAGAGAGGCCTACGCCTGATTGCTTCACAACGACGCTAGCATAAGGATTATCCTTAGTTTTCGAAGTCACGTTCTCTGGCATCGAGATTCAGATCCTTTCTCTCCTGAGGAGTAGGAGTTCGATTATAAAGTTGAACAAACGCAAGATATCTCCTGTTCTTCGTCAGCTCCTGCATAAACTCAGGAGTGACTTTATCGCTAGAAACTTCAAAAGTCTTGCTCTCCAAAACTTGCTTAAGAATAGGCAGCAACTTAGCAATCGAGGAGACTCTATTATAGCCTGGACGCATTCGTTCTAGATCTGCAATCGCTCTGTTCAGCAAGCCAAGCATGTTCGCAACGTTGGCCTCTCTGCTAGCCATAATATCAATGGCTTGCTTGGCAGCTATCTTCTTCTCCTCTCGAAACTTAGCAAGAGTTAGCTCTGGATCATCTTGCAAAAAGTCATTGAATAGCGCATCCGTATAGGCGCCTGCAAGAAATGCCTCTCTCATTCGATCAATGCGCTCTTTTCTCTTTTGACTCATGACTCTTCAAAGACTCCAGCAGCCAATAAAAGGGAATCAGCTTCTTCTGCCGCTTCTTCTTCGACTTATGAACAATAGGCAAATATACTTCAGGCTGATCCATGAAACTATTATAGCACAGAAAAATCTTGTTAGCAAGCCTTGACGCCTATAGAAATAGTGCTATAATAGACTCTGTGCTGGAGTTGGCTCCTTGCTCCAGTTCCGGAACCCCTGAAGCCTAATAAGCTCAGGGGTTACGCTTTTTCATCGAACAGGGCATGCGCCACTAGAGCATTCGTTCGTATCGAAGTCTCCTCCTCGAGTCAAAGGATGAGAGAAATCAATCTTGCTTGCTAGCTCCTTGAATCGAGCTTCGTCAATCACTTCATAAGGAGCCTGCTCATAAGCATGAGAGTTTGCCAGAAACGAAACTGACTTCAGCTTAGGAGCATAACTCTGCAAGCATGCATGCAGCTCATCAAGCTTGTCTCTATCAAACGAAATCGTTGCAGAGACAGCGTTATCTGCCCAATAGTTTTGAACTTGCAGCTGACGCTCGAACTGCTCTCGAATCGTCTGATTCTGAACTGTTACTCTCGTATGCTTGGCCTTCATAGGAAACAAGAAGCATAGAGTATGGCCCGTTGAATCATATTTATCGACTTCATAAGGCACTCCTGCATCCTTCAGAGCCTGAGTCATAGGATCGTTATCAGCATGCCTCGTTCGACGAATATAATAAGGAGCGAATGGAGCATGAATGCCTGGAGACGAGCCACAGAGAAGAGAAATCGTTCCTGAAGGCTTCACTGTCGTCACAGTTATAGGCTTTGCAACTCGCAGAGACTCTGCATATTTGTTCGCTTCGTCTCTGACGATTCTATAATATTGAGCGAGCCTATCAACGTCCCAAGCAAAGTCACAGATGCCTCCTAGGCCGACTCCAATACGCATGTTGCGCTTGGCAACTTCGTTCGACTTAGGATCTGTTAGAGGCGTCAGCCTTACTCGCAGGCAATATCTAGCAACGAGCCTGAAAATAACTTCTGGCTCAACACTGCCGTCAAAGTTAGCAGGAAACACTTCTGCTAGATTGCAGGCTTCTCGATCCCAAAGAAGCTGTTCGCCGCAAGGATTGACTCCTTTCGCTCCTGGATCTTGCAGCCTGCCTAGAGCTAGATTCAGGATGCCTGGCTCGCCGAACTCAATATTATCCTCAATCAAGCTCTGCCAATCGAACGCATCGAACTCGCTGAAGTGTTCGAAGACAATAGAGTTGTTCGACGTATGCCTATGGCTCAGCAGAGCTTCGAAATCTTTCTTAGCATCTCGAAAGGCTTTGTCAGAAGGATTGCCTAGCACAATCAAAGCTGAACGCCTGACGTTGCCTGATTTGATGCACTTGCCAACGAGATTCGTTACGTCAAGAGCATCGACGCTCGTTAGCTTTCTGCCTGCAGCTCGTCGAATAACTTGCCAAATATTTCTCAGCATAGAGACTAGAGGCCCTGGGCCGCAAGCAATGCCTCCAAAAGTTTTTATAAGCGCTCCTCTCGCTCGAATCTTTGAAACATCAACAATCAAAGATTTGCCTTCATAGGCATGCTCAATCGTCTTCAGAAGAGCTTGAATCCAGCCCTCTCTGCTATCAGGCACTTCGAACGCTGAAGCCCTTTGAGAAGCTAGAGCGTCTGGCAATACTTCGTCAACGTCAGGATGATTCTGATCGCAGCTCACTCTAAAAATAGCTTGAGGATTCTCCTGCACTTTTGGCAGCGCAGCAATCTCTGAGAGCCCTACTCCTACGCCGCCTCCTAGCATGAGCTGATTCGCAATCCAGCCCCAATCTTTATAGTCATAGATCGTTGTGTACCAACAGTTATAGCGAGCATCTGCAGGAATGCCTTCAACGCCGCTGACCCATAGGCCTCTGCCAGGAGGCAAAGCTTGCATCGTCCAAAATATATGGAAAAGCAACTGCTTCTCCTTCAGAGAAACGTTAGGATCGAGCTCACAGTTGCTCTCAACGACTCGTTTGATCGTATCTGTCCAAGTCTCGTTATCTCTGCAGTACTTTGAGAGATATGTGCTCCTTGCCAGGAGATTAGGAAAAACATCCCCTTTCTTATAATATGGAGAAAGAAAATCCTTCGTGAGATTTTGCATAGCAGAGCCTCCTTATAAAGCAAAGGCACTATGGCCGTTGACTCGAATCATGCCCCAAGTCTTATAGCCTAGAGCTCCATAGACTTCGTTGGCCCAAGCTAGAAGGCTTTTTGATGCAGGCCAGAACGCTGGAACATCCTTATCGCAACTGACGACTCCGTCTAGAGCAAAATAAACGTTCAGCAAGAATGCTTGCTCTTGAATAGGAAGCCCTAGAACGATATCCTTATCTGTCACTCCAAAGTTTCTGAGCACTTCTAGATCGAAGCCCCAAAGCCCTATTTTGCCATCGCTTTGAACAGATTCAGGATTCCAGTTCGAGATGCGTTCAGCTGCCCAAGTCAGATGAGCCAAATCTGAGATCTCAGATAGCTCAAAGACAGTTCTGCAGAAGTCAACAGGGAACTTCCTTGCTACTTCGTACATGCCATAGCCTCGAATAGGCTTTAGCACGCCCATAGCCTCATGCTTGATGTAGCCAACTTCTTCAGGCATCGTCGAGAGAAAAGCTGCTCTTGAGTATATCATAACTCCTCCTAGGCCAGAGCAAAGAATAAGGCCAGCTCATAAAACTGGCCCTATTCTCAGAACGACAGCATCAAATACTTTCTGAACTGGCAGAACTCAAAGCGAGAGACTTTCGTAGTCACTCCGTTCTCGACTCTCTCCTCAGCGATTCGCTTCGTAGTCGCTGCATAGCAATCGATTCCATTGCTTTGCAATAGAGCGACAACGTAGCATGCAAGAGTTGGCTCCCCTGCAACATGACAGGCCCTAGGAGCATGCTTCAAGATCTTCTCAACGCAAGCTAGAGCCAAAACTTCAATGTCTTCAGAGCTTGCGTAAGGATCTACTTCAGGAAAAGCAATATCCTCGATCTCTTCACTCTTGCCTAGAGCTTGAGCTGCCTTGATCTGCTTTTCACTCCATTGCGATGAGCTATGATTCGAAAAGTTGACGAACATGGCTTGATCTCCTTCAGCAAGCTGAGCTTGCCTCAGCATATATAGCAGCACAGAGTCAACTGTCAAGCACTGCTTCGTTCTTGAAAGTCTTTCTCAACTGCAGCCAGCCAACAAAGTTGCCTAGCTCCGCAGGATCAAAAAGCTTTCTCTTGCGCATAGCCTCTGAAACAAGCTCGTTCCATTGCTCCTCAGTTAGAGCCATAGCAATATGCTCAAAAGGAGACATATGAGGAGGATCTGAGCTGCTGAGCCTCCTAGCTAGCTGCAGATCTTTTTCAGGCTCTCTCTTGCCTTCATGCGTCAAATATGAAACTCTAGCAACTCTGCCTGCAGCAATGAGCTTCATATCTTCAAGCGAGTAGCCTTCAGCTTCAAGCTGCGCTCGATCCTGCAGCATAGGCATATGCCAGTCTCCTGAGTGCAACTGCTCAGGAGTGCTCGCTTCATATTTATTTTTCATCTCAGCTGCAAGGCTTCTGATTTCAGGCTGAGCATCTGCATGATTGCGAAGCTTGAAGAAGTTTGAGAAGTTCGTTGCAGAAACAATCACTGTTATATGCGAGAATGGCTCTAGAACTCTGTTGACGATCTGCTTATGCAAGCCTAGAGACTCGAGGCTCTTTGCCAAAGAAAGAGCTTGATCTCTGCCATAGAGCCAAAGAACCTTCGCAGTCTGAATCTCTCCAACAGAGAGCTCCTCATCAGCTTGCATGCCTGCCTTATTCTTGCCCCAAAACGTAGGCATTGCAGGCTCCAGCCTGACGAGCTCCATGAATCTAGAAATAGGAATCGCTCTTGACGAAGCACTATTTCTAGAAAATAGCCTGTGCGTCATCAGCTCTGCATGAATAAATCTAGGATACGTCAGCTCGAACGTTGTCAGCCTAGAGCCTGCAGGAGAAACAGAATCCTTCAGGATCTTCACAGAGTACATGGATTCCTCCTAGAAAAGAAAAGGCTCCGGAGGCGTTGTTAGCGCCCCCGAAGCCGATAGCATTCATTCAGCCAGATCAATAAATGCATGCAGTTGAGCCTTATAATAGGCTTGAAGCTCTTGCGCCAGCTCCAAATAAGGCTCAGCAATATAGCTCGTCTCAGGATCATTCAGCAAGGCTAGCACTGCTGCAATCTTAGAGGCGTGCGTCGAGACTCGCTTATCATACGTTAGCTCTTTAGGAGACTCGCCTCGATTATATCGAGCATGAACGACTCGAAGAGCATCTAGAATCTTAGCATTGAACTCCTCTTGCGCCTCCTTCGTTGGCTGACAAATAGTTTTAGGCTCCAGCTCGATGTTCAGCAACGAGCATTGAATCAGATCTGAATATTTCTCTGCTCGAAAGTCTCCATAGAGATGCATAGCGCAGCCATTGCCATAAGGATATCCTGAACGCCAGTTCTGCTCAAGCCATAGCAGCGTTGATTCACTATGCTTTTTTGAACAAGCGTCCGTTGATAGAATGCATTGCGTCGGCCAGTCTCGAATGAAGCTCTGAATCAAACGCTTCTTGCTGATTGCGTAGAAAATCATATGGCCTGTCAGAGGCTTCTTAGGCTCCTTGCCTAGATCCTGCAACTGCCAAAGAGCATCCATATCTCCTCTCATGAAGCGCCTCTCTAGAGGAGCCTTCTGAGCATCATAAGAAGCCTTCTCTTTTTTATATTGCTCCGTTCTAGCTTCGAAACTCTGGCTCATCTCTGCATGAAACTCGAGCAGAGGATCCATAGCAAACGAAGCATATGGAGGCAGATCTGCCTTCTGATTCGTCTGCGTGATCATATAGAGACTGATAGGATTCGACACTAGGCCTTGAACGACGCTCGATGCTACTGCAAAGTAGCTTGCTGCAGCAACAGCTTCGTTGCCTTCTGCAGAGGCAACAACTTTCGAGAGAGGGCCCAACGCTTCAACTGGATATCGCATCTTCGTTTCTCCTTGGCTCGAAGGCTCTCAACTGCCTTCAACGCTAACTATAAGCAGCCTTGAGAGACTGTCAAGTAGATTTTTTATTTTTCCCAGCTGTCTGAGATCTTAGCCTCAACTTCAACAGGCACTCGCTTGAGAATGTTCTGCATGCCTGCCTTCATGCCCTCCTCAAGCAGAGGCTTGACTGCTTCAGCTTGCTCCTGCGAGTCTGCTTCAACGATGATCTCGTCATGCACGCAGTGCACTAGCTTCGCTCCTAGAGGCTTGATGCGCCTATA